TCCGAACTCATTTCTCCAAAATCATTTTCGTGAGGGGGGACAAAGAAAATCATTTCAAAATCTACAGACTCAAGAAGTTTGAAAATAGATTTTATAGCACCTTCAAATCCCGCATTCTTTTCGCTATCAAAGTCGTTGTTAAAAGAAATGTAAATCCTCTCTAACCCAAGTGTTGATAGACGAGAAACAAATTTAGGAGATAGGCTAACGCCGAAAGAAACAAGGGTGTTGTGAATACCCTCTTGGTATAAAGAAAGGCAATCGCCAATAGATTCTACAATATGAACTGACTTACTTGATTCTATAGCAGATGGGACAGATTTATCAAGATGGTAAGGATAAAACCAAGTGTTTTTCTTACCCATATGAATCCATTTTGGGGCATCAAAGTCCACAGCCTTTCGACCAGAAAATCCATGAACCCTTCCATCAGATCTAACGATAGGGAATACAAACCGACGATACATTTTTCCAGAAGTAGCCAGCCCACTCTTAAATATTTTAAGAGTTTTTTCTGATATCTTTGGATTTATTTTTTGGTATAAATCATATTGCGGCAAAAGTTTTTGCAAGCAAGTGATTGAATAGCTTTTTTCTTCGTTCAAAAGATGTTTCTTGGGTTGATGAGTTTTATTGATTAAATTCCTCGCGTTCGTTAAATACTTCTTAACTTCAACAGAATCTTTACAGCCTATAGTTTGTTCTATTAGAGCATCGATGGGTAAATACATTGTGTCTTCAACAAAGTCCTTCCATACTCCACTATCTTTGTAGATTTGCAGTGCTGTTGGATTGTCTCCCCCTCTATAAAGAGCGTTTGTCTGCCAATAAGCGCCACAGTCTTTGAGTTTGTATCCAAGGTTTTGAAGTATTTCTTGTATGTTATGCATCGCCGCGCAGTATTTCTGGTAGACTTGTGTCCTCTTCTGGAGTGGTTGAGTTTGGTTCAAGAGATACGCCATTGCGGAAATTAGCTATATCTTGTAGATCTCCACATTCCTCAACCGCGAAGTTGTTAATTTTAAGGTTGATGAAATTACGTTTACTTGTCCCGTCTGGCATATTTACAGGATTTATGTGACGCAAAGCATCCTTACCTAAATGTCGAGCCTTCAAAGGAACAAGCTTATGAGTCCCAAATTGCTCTCCATCCTCAGTGATTTCATCTACAACCTTCTGTCTTAAAAGGAAAAGCCAAGAACAAAAATGAGTAATTGCATCAGACAGAGAGACAACACTTTCGTCATCGACAATGCTCTCTACGCCACGGTTGGTTGTTATACCAAGTCGGTTTGATTGAACGGATGTAAGCATTGACACACAAGGCTCGCCGTCAAAACACAGGTCACGATGAATAGTTTGCTTGAACTTGTGAACCATATAAGCCACTTGCGCCCAACCATCATTTTTACCCATGTTGGCAAAATCTGTCTTGATGTAGTCGAAACTAAAGATCATCTCGTTACCTCGACCAATCTTAGAATAATAAATACGCTTGAGTTGAGAACACATTTCGTCAGCATCCATTCCAGCAACATTCACATAATAAAGCTTCATGCCATGACCTTCTTTGATTTTTTTGAATGTTTCACGAACCTTTCTGACAACATCTTCTGCACTCCAGTTGTTATAACCAGTAGTTCGCCATTTTCCAGTCTCAAGAAGCCACATAGGGACACCACTCATTGCAGAACATTGGCGCATAATAAGTTCCTCTTCGCTCATTTCCCCATTATCGAAATGAACCACTGGAACTCCATGCTCCGCACCTGTTCGGGTGCAATAGTCTAAAGCTAAACTAGTCTTACCTTGACCAGATCTAGCTACAATAACAGTAATGTTACCTGCTCGCAAAATAGGTCCATAGATTTCATTGATACGCCTATGTGGACCTGTTAAGCCAAATTCTTCTTGAGGGTTATTTCCGCGCTCCTCAATCATGTCTTCCATGATTTCAAAAAGATCAACAACATTAGAGTTACCCGCTTCAAAGTTTTGAAGGTCTTTGTTGTAGATATTGTCAGCTTTATCAAGAATATCTTGGTAGCCCATTGTGGGGTCTACCTTTTTTACAAACTTGGCTGTTTTAGAACATGAGTCGTAAATTGTTCGGCAGAGTGACTTCTTCTTAAGTTCTGCAACACAGGTTAGAAATACATCTTCTGTTATTTTAAAGTAAGCCAGAGAGTGAATAAATTCACTGATTTCAATATTGTCTGGAAAACTAACGCTTAGACCTTTCATTTTCTCAATGAGAATCGTATCGTCAATTGCCTCACCTTTATTGAGAGATGCTCGGATCAACTTGAATATAGAGATGTTAACTTTAGAGTCTTCACTATAAAAGTCATCATCTGTAATAAGTGAGGCGATTTCTTCCCACTTGTGCTGATGCTGTAGTAATCCACTGAGGACTTTCTTTTCTATGTCAAAGGAGTAAATCATTCTGCTGTTTGTTCGGAGTATATTTGTATTGTTTTTTCTAAGGCTATTTTTACACACGCATTAGACATTCTGCTTGTCAAGGTCGGTTGACCCTCTTCATTTATATAAAATAAAAAATAACCTTTGTTCGCCCCATCTTCAGAGCCTGTTGAATCATAAAGTTTGCTTATGATTGAAACTGGTATTTTTAATTCTTGTTCTTCTATTATTTCTCCTGTCATATTGCTCCTAATTCTTTAAGTAATTCTGTAGATATTGAATCACATTGCAAGACCCGAATCATGGTAATGTTGTTTTTTTCACAAAAAATTTCTTTATCGTTATCCCTGCACAGTTGTTTTAAATAATTTTGCTTAGATTTGCCGTGAAAATGTTTGTTGTATTTATAATGTTGCTCTCCATCAACCTCAAGAGCAATTTTCCTAGAAGCATTATAAAAATCTATAGTCATTCTAGTTCCAACAACAGGCAGTTCCTCAAAGACCATGTCACAAAACCAATGAGGTTGTAATAAATCTTTTACGCTCTTCTGTAGCTTGCTTCTGCTACCCAACTCCCAATCAATTTTATATTTATGAGAGCTAGGTAGCTTTTTTTTAGCACCATATGATGTGTAAAAAATCATGCACTTAAGATATTTTTTTCAACAAACTTGCGTAAATGCAAAGTCAATTTTTCACTATCCTCTAGGATGGTATATATCTTATTCATTCCTTGAATCTTGTCTGGAAATTCAAAGCCGCCCGATTTGATGTATTCGGCAAGCTCTTCTTCAACAGCAAACCAAGATCCACTCTTAGAAAAGAAACCCCAAGAAAGAAGCAGGTCTACAATCTCACGTTCAATCCAGACACTCTTTCCTCCATTACGTCCATATTTGATTGGATACTTAATTAAGCGACCCGTTGTTTCATTGTCAGACTTTCTCACTCTAGCTTTAACATAATGTCCAATACCTTTATTGGTATCACTCATTTGTTGGTCTGGTTTCTCAAGAATTTTATCTTTTTGGAACTGACGTTCAAATTCAAAAACCCAATTAGGGTAATGAGATAGAGCATGAGCGCCTGAAGCACTGGTAGTGCTGTTCGGATCAAGGCTTTCGTATTGACCCTTAATGGTCGAACGGACTTGAGAAATCAAGATGCAAAGATGACCGAACTTACCCATACCCAAGCTGACACGACGAAGAAAATCGGAAGACAGTAACGCTCCTCCAGCGACTTTGTTAGCCTCACTTGTGCTTTTCTTGGCATCATCTTTCGGGATTAAACTATCCATGCTGTCGATAATCATACAAAACCGAGTTTTATTTGGGTTGTTTGACATTATTCCGCGAATGAAATCAAAAACAAAATCGTAAATGTTTGATTGTAGAACAAAACATGTGCCGTCAACCCATTCTGCTATATCATAAACAAACTTAACTCCAGATCGAGCCTTCATTTTTTTACCAAGTCTACCTTCGGCTTGAATAAATAAACCTCTTGAATTTTCTTGAGTATTAAGCATTTCATACATAACTTGTAATGCTTCACTTGTTTTACCGCACTCATTACCGCCACAGAAACGAAGTAAGCCAGCGAGGAATCCGCCGCCAATTTCTGAATCCATAATCATAGAACCACTGGAAATGAAGTCATCCTCTGCAATGGATTCTTCAAAGTTCAAATGGTGTTCTTTATTACTCTTCATGAATCCACTTGCGAAATCACGAACATCTACTTTTGTCTTTTCTTGTTTTTTAGTTTTCACGCTCATTTAAAAATTTTCTAATTGATCTAATTCTAGGCTTTACTATATCTTCTCCGATTTTATCCGAACCTTCCACAAATATTTCTTTGTTT